CCTTCTGCTTCATCATCTATTTGTTCATTTAAAACAAAAGTAGCAGGCATTGTAAGAGCATTAGAAGCAGAAGCTGCTATAACAGGAGTAGCATTACCCGCAGCAACTGAGGAAGTAGCATGTACCGGAGTACCTTTATATAAAGTACCCCCAGAAACATTTTTTACGGTAACATAAACATCTTCTATTGTTTGAAAACTTAAGTTACCTGCTCCATCTGTAGCTAAAAATTGACCATCAGTACCATCAGTATCAGGATAATATAAACCTGAAGCTGTAAATGATTGAGAAACTGCTAATGAACCTGAGAGTATTGTGTTTCCTACTACTTCAAGTTTTGCGTTAGGAGAAGATGTTCCTATTCCAAAATTACCTGTAGTATTAATATAACTATCTTCACCTGGGTCTGTTTGGAGATTAATTTTTGGAGAATTATTTTCATAAAGTATTAATTGTCCAGCATCAAGATCTAATGGTGAAAAAATATCTTGGCCTATATATACTACATCGTTACCTAGATAATTACGTACATACATACCTGGTATAGGGTTGACATCTCCTGCTCCTATAACAATACTTCCTGTAAATACTGAAGCAATGGTGGTTGGTAAAAAGGGATTTAAACCATATCCTATTTCTAAGCCTTTAGTATCTTTAGTAATATCATTAGGTCCATCTACTTCAAATACTAAAGACCCATATTGGTAACCTGTAGTTGAAGGGTCTGAAAGAACCCTAGAATATATAGCTCCTGTGCTTCCTGAAATTGCGAATTCACTGCCTGAAAGAATAGTATCTTCTATGACAAAAGAAAGTCTTGCTGATTCACCTCCTGTAATAAGAGAACTGCTAGGAGTTGCTAATATAAAATCGGGGGTAGATTTTGAAGATGATTGGGAAGATCTTATTTCAAATAAGGATTTAGGACTTTTAGTACCTATTCCTACATTAGCATCTTTACCAGAACTTGTAATAAATAAAGCTATAGTATCTTCATTTTCACCAGTTGATTGGGAGGGGATAAGGATTTGAAATTTATTTCCTTTAGATCCTGTAGCTTCAATTCTGAATTGAGTATAAGAAGATGCTATAGATCCACTAGAATTTAATGAAGAACTCTGTATAGAAATTCCATCACCGTAAATATAAGAAATAGGCATTTGTTAAATAGAGTTTTCAAGTTTAATAATTCTTTCTTTTAGCCCCTCAATAATCTTTTGTTGATCTTGAATTGCTTTTACAAGTAAAGGAGTTAATTTACCATAATCTACAGACCAAGGATCAGATAAATCCGTTTCATCTTTAGGTTTATATACAGCATCAGGATAAATCTTATACAAATCTTGAGCAATAAATCCTTTACTTACAATAGGGGATTGGTTCCAATTATATTCACTAGGTTGGATTTTTAAAAGTTCATTTAATCCTACTGAAAGGGGCTTAATATTATTTTTAAATCGTTTATCAGATGTATTAAGATAAAGAACACCTGGAAATATTTCTCCACTAGGTGCAGCAGCTTCTGCTCCATTTAAAACTATTTTACCACATTCTATGAATGAAGGATATGAGTTGTTATGTTCATTAATAGTTGCTCTACGTCTAAATGAAATAAATCTACAGTTATCGTCTGGGGATCCAGAACTTCCTACCCAATCTTGTTGGTTTTGACCACTTGTTGCTGCTAAATTAATTATTAAGGCAGTATTGTATTGATTTCCAGAAGTGTTAAAATTAGTAATTTCAGCTACAGAATCTTTAGCAGAAGTAATTTCACTACTAGCATCAACATCCTCCCCCACATAAAAAGTTGAATTAAGTTGAGTAGCTTGAATTGGAGTTAAAGTAGGAGTTTCACTATAAGCAATTAATGCTTTTTCTGATTTTCCAATTCCAAAACTTTCACGAGGAATACCAAATGCTGCTATAGGAGTAAAAGTACCCACACCTAAACTAGAATATTTTCCAACATATATATCTGTATCAGGGGATCCTGCTTTATCTGCTGTTCCTATTGTAGCCTCTAGTGACTTATAGGTACCACTACCTTGATCCCACGATAATTGGTGAAGACCTAGTCTTAAACCAAAATTAAAACTTGTATTAGTAGAATAAAATATTGCTTCTGGGAAGCCACTAGTGGTGTTGTTTGTAATATTTCTTCCTATATCAAGCATAGTGTAGGGAGTGGCATTGTCATATTGTCCTATAGCTACTCTTCCTACACTAGTTCCACTAGAACCCCCACCAACATATCTAAAATAATCTTCACCAGTTATAGAGTCTGTGGTTCCATTAGCTGTGATCATATTATGATCATCGGGGTTAATAATAGTAATACCCGTACCCGTTCCTAATTCAAATTTTTTATTAGTACTATTCCATACTACACTTGCATCTGGGTCGATGTTGGGATCTAACCTAACTTTAACACTATAATTTATTTGATCATTATGAGGCATGGTTATAAATATGTTTTAATTGTAACTATTTTTTAATTATAAAATTAAAATTTATTCAAAAGTAAAACGAGGGCGACATAATTGTAGGGGCATTGAAGAAGAAAGTTCTGCTTGTAAATTATAACCATATGTACTAATAGTTTTATCTTCTCCAAAGTATAATATAAAATTAGAACATTGTAAACTTGAAGTTAAAAGTCCATTTTGATAGGATGATGATAAATTTAAATTTAAGGGTACACCTGCAAATTTTGGGTTCCAACTATTGTTATATAATCCTTCTAGAGAAGGCCCTAAAAGCTGTGAGTTAATACTACTTGTTAAAAGACCATTTAAAGGACCACAAGACATTATCTATAAGTTCTATTAGTAAATATAGAATTTTCGACAGTTATAAATCCAGATGCTGCTACATGAGATATACATTGATATGCTGTATTAGCTGCTACCTTCATTAATACTAATTCATGATAATAAGTTCCATTAGGAGTAATAAGATCCTGTATTGATTGGTCCATTACAATTCGGATTTTGTTTTCGAAGTTGAAAATTCTAACATTAACAGCAGCACCTGTTCCATCGATAGGAAAGGCGGGTTGGGATGGGGTATTTTGACAACCACCAGTAGCATTATACCCATTAAGTGAGATTGAACCATTTGAATTGTTTGTCCACCCCTCTAATAATAATGAACCTGCAGCTGTATCTGTATTGGATACTCCCCACCAACCAGCATATGTAAGTAGTGAAACTGTTCCATCTGTAGGAGTAAATTCTAATACATAACTATCACTTTCTAATCTTGTAAAATTTTGATTTAGTGCGGGCATTGTTTTTTTGTGTTTTTTACTTAAGCTCTATATCCTTGTTCTGTAAATAGTGATTGAAGAACTGTTATTTGTCCTGTTGCTATTGCTGTTGAATTTGTTTGGGCACCGGTGCCGCTATATATACATTCATGGTAGTATACACCAGGAAAGGAAGTAGGAGTCAGGTTATAAGAACCACCTTTACCACCAGCTGTTATATTTTGTACTCCTACTATTATATCCACATAAGTAGGTTCTATTGTAAGTAGTGTAGTACTACCAAAGTTAACAGTATCACCTACACCAGTATTAGTCCAAGTATTATTACTTCTTTCAATAAGAAGATAAGTACCTGAAGAGCCATCACTACTATCTTCAGCTACTCCCCACCAACAACGTGCAGTTGAATTATCTAGGGGGTTTACAGCATCAGTAATATTAAATCTTACTTGAAAATAATCTAAATCATGTATTATAAAATTTTGATTCAATGCTGGCATGTTTATAAATATTATAAAGTATTAAAATAGCGTATTGTTGTAAAATATTTATATTGTAAACTATATGCAAATTCATTATTAACTTCAAGAGTTAAAACGTTTGGAAGAGTAGAAAGTGAATCGATATATGATAACCATACTTTATACAAATTTACATCTGAGGTAGAAATAACACCTGCAGTATTAGTAGTAATAGTTCCACTAGTATCCAAAATTGTTAAATCTGAAAGATAATGTTGTCCACCAGGAAGGGCTATGAGTGTTCCGGTATATTTTATAGTAATGCCTACTGATTCTAATGGAGAAATTCCATTATTTCCTTTAAGGATTATTCTTCCATCAAATTCTACTACATCATTTGTTCCTAAGTTAACACCTACGTTAAAAGTATCCGAATCATTTGCTAATACAGTTTGAGCACCCGACCATGTCTCAATAAATCCGGGACCTGTTGCTCCTCTAGGAGAAAATGAAACTAAAACTGTTTCATTAGTAGTAGGAGAATATTGGTCAACAAGAGGATATTCTAATGTAATTAAAAATTGGTTTGGAATAAAAACTAAAGTATTAATTGTTCCTATAAGAAGTTCATTACCATCATCGGAATATATTGTAACCTGACCTTTATTTTGTGCATTATTAACATCATCCCAGCTATTAATCCAATCATAAACATCATTACCCTGATCATCATAACGTGATATAGTGAGGGCATTTATTGTACTACTCCATGCAACCTTTCCTGGACCTGATCCTGATTTATATTCAACCCCTCCTCTAATACCATTAATACCTTGAGGACCTGTAGGTCCTGTGATGGAAACACCTGAAGTACCTGAGGTGCCATTAGTACCTGATAAACCACTAGTACCTGACGAGCCACTAGTGCTAGGTGTACCTGAAAGACCTGATGAGCCTGAAGTTCCTGAAGAACCGTTTGTACCCGAAGTACCTGATGAACCTGAAGTACCTGAAGAACCATTAGTACCTGATGAACCTGAAGTACCAGATGAACCACTAGTACTTGGTGTACCTGAAAGACCTGATGAACCTGAAGTGCCTGAAGAACCGCTAGTGCCTGAAGAACCAGAAGTACCACTAGTACCAGATGAACCTGAGGTGCCTGAAGACCCTGAAGTGCCTGATGAGCCATCTATACCTGAAGTGCCTGATGAGCCACTAGTACCTGAAGAACCTGAAATACCACTAGTACCAGATGAACCTGAGGTGCCTGAAGACCCTGAAGTGCCTGATGAGCCATCTATACCTGAAGTACCTGAAGAACCTGAAGTACCTGATGATCCTGAAGTACCTGAAGATCCTGAAGTGCCTGAAGAACCTGAAGTGCCTGATGAGCCACTAGTACCTGAAGAACCTGAAATACCACTAGTGCCAGATGAACCTGAGGTGCCTGAAGACCCTGAAGTGCCTGATGAGCCATCTATACCTGAAGTACCTGAAGAACCAGAAGTACCTGAAGATCCTGAAGTACCTGAAGAACCATCTATACCTGAAGTGCCTGAAGAACCACTAGTACCTGATGAACCTGAAGTGCCTGAAGAACCACTAGTACCTGAAGAACCGCTAGTACCTGAAGAACCATCTATACCTGAAGTGCCTGAAGAACCAGAAGTACCTGAAGTGCCTGAAGAACCATCTATACCTGAAGTGCCTGAAGAACCACTAGTACCTGATGAACCTGAAGTGCCTGAAGAACCACTAGTACCTGATGAACCTGAAGTGCCTGAAGAACCACTAGTACCTGAAGAACCGCTAGTACCCGTTAAACCTGTAAGACCTGAAGAACCCGAGGTACCTGATGAACCTGAAGTGCCTGATGAACCTGAAGTGCCTGATGATCCTGAAGTGCCTGAAGAACCATCTATACCTGAAGTACCTGAGGAACCGCTAGTGCCTGTTAAACCTGTAAGACCTGAAGAACCCGAGGTACCTGATGAACCTGAAGTACCTGAAGTACCTGATGATCCTGAAGTACCTGATGAACCTGAAGTACCTGATGATCCTGAGGTGCCTGATGATCCCGAAGTGCCTGATGAACCTGAAGTACCTGAAGATCCTGAAGTACCTGATGATCCTGAAGTGCCTGAAGATCCTGAAGTGCCTGAAGAACCTGAAGTGCCTGATGAGCCACTAGTACCTGAAGAACCTGAAATACCACTAGTACCAGATGAACCTGAAGTGCCTGAAGACCCTGAAGTGCCTGATGAGCCATCTATACCTGAAGTACCTGATGAACCACTAGTACCTGAAGATCCTGAAGTACCTGAAGAACCTGAGGTGCCTGAAGAGCCGTCTATACCTGAAGTACCTGAAGAACCCGAAGTACCTGATGAACCTGAAGTACCAGATGAACCCGAAGTGCCAGAAGATCCTGAAGTACCAGATGAACCACTAGTACCGGATGAACCTGAAGTGCCTGATGAACCTGAAGTGCCTGAAGAACCATCTATACCTGAAGTACCTGAAGAACCTGAAGTACCTGATGATCCTGAAGTACCTGATGAGCCACTAGTACCTGAAGTACCTGATGAACCTGATGCACCTGGGGCGCCTGCTAAGTTAATACACCATTCATTTGTACCACTCCAACTCCCTGTAAAACTAGTAACATTTATAGTTATATTCCCATTATTGGGATCATAACTATTTACAGTTCCTTCTATAAAATTATTAGCATCAATAGCAAATATAACATTTTGTCCAGCTGTATATGCTAAACCTGCTCCTATTTGAATAGAAATGGTTGTTGGGGAAGAAGCAATAGTTTGGTCAGTACAATTAGCATAAATGTCACCATCTATACCTGAAGTGCCTGATGATCCTGAAGTACCTGAAGAGCCTGAAGTACCTGATGAACCACTAGTACCGGATGAACCTGAAGTGCCTGATGAGCCTGAAGTGCCTGATGATCCTGAAGTGCCTGAAGAACCTGAAGTGCCTGATGAACCTGAGGTGCCTGAAGAACCACTAGTTCCTGATGATCCTGAAGTACCAGATGAACCTGAAGTGCCTGAAGAACCACTAGTACCTGAAGAACCGCTAGTACCCGTTAAACCTGTAAGACCTGAAGAACCCGAGGTACCTGATGAACCTGAAGTGCCTGATGAACCTGAAGTACCTGAAGAACCACTAGTACCAGATGAACCTGAAGTGCCTGAAGAACCGCTAGTACCTGAAGAGCCGCTAGTACCTGTTAAACCTGTAAGACCTGAAGAACCCGAGGTGCCTGATGAACCTGAAGTACCTGAAGTACCTGATGATCCTGAAGTACCTGATGAACCTGAAGTACCTGAAGAACCACTAGTACCTGAAGAACCATCTAAACCGGGTTCACCTGGGCTTCCACTAGTACCAGATGAACCTGAAGTGCCTGAAGAACCACTAGTACCTGAAGAACCGCTAGTACCCGTTAAACCTGTAAGACCTGAAGAACCCGAGGTGCCTGATGAACCTGAAGTGCCTGATGAACCTGAAGTGCCTGATGATCCTGAAATACCACTAGTACCTGATGATCCCGAAGTACCTGATGAACCGGATTCACCTGATGATCCTGAAGTACCTGAAGAACCTGAAGTACCTGTTAAACCTGTAAGACCGGATGAACCACTGGTACCTGAAGAACCTGAAGTGCCTGATGAACCAGAAGTACCTGATGAACCAGAAGTACCAGAAGAACCTGAGGTACCTGATGAACCTGAAGTACCTGAAGAACCTGAAGTACCTGATGATCCTGAAGTACCTGAAGATCCTGAAGTGCCTGAAGAACCTGAAGTACCTGATGAGCCACTAGTACCTGAAGATCCTGAAGTACCTGAAGAACCATCTATACCTGAAGTGCCTGAAGAACCACTAGTACCTGATGAACCTGAAGTGCCTGAAGAACCTGAAGTGCCTGATGAACCTGAGGTGCCTGATGAACCATCTTCCCCGGGTTGACCCGATAAATTGATACACCAAGTTTGACCCGCACTCCAATTACCATTATGGGATATATAATCAACCACCATAACTCCAGTGCTTGGAGTATAGCTATTTACCGTTCCTAAAATATACTTGGTAGCATTATTTTGTTGATATATAATTACACTTTGACCAGCAGTAAACGATAAATAAGTTCCTATAGTTATAGAAAATTGAGATGGAGGTGGTGGGACACCAATTCCAGTAAACCCACAATAAGAATATACCCCAGAAGTACCTGAAGAGCCTGAAGTACCTGAAGATCCTGAAGAACCTGAAGAGCCTGAAGTACCTGATGAACCACTAGTACCTGAAGAGCCATCTAAACCTGGAAGACCTGTAGGGCCTGTATCACCTGAAGTACCTGAAGTACCTGATGAACCTGAAGTACCCGATGAACCTGAAGTACCTGATGAGCCTGAAGTACCGGATGATCCATCTTCTCCAGGAGCACCTGATATATTGTAGCACCAATGAGTAATATTACTCCAAGTTCCTTGATAAGAAAGAACTTCAAATTCTATGAATCCTGTAACAGAACTATACGTTACTACTTGTCCTATTATAATACTAGCTCCATTATTAGCTTCTAGTACTACATACATTCCCGTTGACCACGCTAAACTAGTTCCAATGAATTGTTGGTAAGTTTGTCCTATAGTAGGAGGAGAAGGAAGAGTATTAGATTGAACACATCTATAATATTCGGCACCAGAAGTACCTGAAGTACCAGATGAACCTGAAGTACCCGTTAAACCTGTAAGACCTGATGAACCTGAAGTGCCAGATGATCCTGAAGTGCCTGAGGAACCTGATAATCCTGAAGTACCTGATGAACCACTAGTACCTGATGAACCTGAAGTACCAGATGAACCTGATGTACCTGTCAAGCCTGTAAGACCTGATGAACCACTAGTACCTGAAGATCCTGAAGTACCTGATGAACCACTGGTACCTGAAGAACCACTAGTGCCTGATGAGCCCGAAGTACCAGATGAACCACTAGTACCTGATGAACCTGAAGTACCTGAAGAGCCACTAGTACCTGTTAAACCTGAAAGACCTGATGAACCTGAAGTACCCGATGAACCTTCTTCACCTGGGGGGCCTGAAGGACCTGTCTCACCTGAAGTACCTGAGGTGCCTGAAGTACCTGAAGTACCTGAAGTGCCTGAAGAACCTGATGTACCCGAAGAACCATCTATGCCAGAAGTGCCTGACGAACCTGAAGTACCACTAGTACCTGAAGATCCAGAAGCACCTGTAGCACCTGCTAAGTTAATACACCATGGATTTGAACCTCCAAAAGTACCATTAGATGATGTAACAGTTATAGCTACATTTCCACTATTTGAATTATAAAAAGATATTATTCCTTCTATATATTGGGTAGCACTAATAGATAATATTACACTTTGACCTGCAGTATAAGCTAAGCCAGTACCTATAGTAAGAAATAAAGTACCCGTTGCTGGGGAAGTAATAGTTTGTGGAGTACAATTAGCATAGATATCTCCACTTGCTCCTGAAGTGCCTGAAGAACCATCTGCACCTGAAGTACCTGAAGTACCTGAAGTACCTGAAGTACCTGATGATCCTGAAGTACCTGATGAACCTGAAGTACCTGAAGAGCCACTAGTACCTGTTAAACCTGAAAGACCTGATGAACCTGAAGTACCCGATGAACCTTCTTCACCTGGGGAGCCTGAAGGACCTGTCTCACCTGAAGTACCTGAAGTGCCTGAGGAGCCACTAGTACCAGAAGAACCTGAAGTGCCTGATGAACCAGAAGTACCTGATGAACCAGAAGTACCAGAAGAACCTGAAGTGCCTGAGGAGCCACTAGTACCTGATGAGCCTGAAGTACCAGATGAACCACTAGTGCCTGAAGAACCACTAGTACCTGAAGAACCACTAGTACCTGAAGAGCCTGAAGTACCAGATGAACCACTAGTACCTGAAGAACCACTAGTACCTGAAGAACCACTAGTACCTGATGAGCCTGAAGTGCCAGATGAACCACTAGTACCTGAAGAACCACTAGTACCTGAAGAACCACTAGTACCTGATGAACCTGAAGTACCAGATGAACCACTAGTACCTGAAGAACCACTAGTACCTGAAGAACCACTAGTACCTGATGAGCCTGAAGTACCAGATGAACCACTAGTACCTGAAGAACCACTAGTACCTGAAGAACCACTAGTACCTGAAAAGCCTGAAGTACCAGATGAACCACTAGTACCTGAAGAACCACTAGTACCTGAAGAACCACTAGTACCTGATGAACCTGAAGTACCAGATGAACCCGAAGTGCCAGAAGATCCTGAAGTACCAGATGAACCACTAGTACCAGATGAACCTGAAGTACCTGAAGAACCTGAGGTACCTGATGAGCCTGAAGTACCAGATGAACCCGAAGTGCCAGAAGATCCTGAAGTGCCTGTTAAACCTGAAAGGCCTGAAGATCCTGAAGTGCCTGAAGAACCTGATGAACCTGAAGTACCTGAAGTACCTGAAGAACCTGAAGTACCTGATGAACCAGAAGTACCTGATGAACCAGAAGTACCTGTTAGACCTGTAAGACCTGATGAACCACTAGTACCTGAAGAGCCACTAGTACCTGAAGAACCTTCAGGACCTATAGGTCCTATAGGACCAGTACCACCTGAAGTGCCTGAAGAACCGTCTATGCCTGAAGTACCAGAAGAACCTGAAATACCTGACGTGCCTGATGAACCTGAAGTACCTGATGAACCTGAAGTACCTGATGAACCATTATCACCTGAAGGACCTGTAGGACCTATAGGGCCTATAGGACCTATAGGACCAGTTTCACCTGAAGTGCCTGATGAACCATCTACGCCTGAAGTACCTGATGAACCTGAAATACCTGATGAACCTGAAGTACCAGAAGAACCTGAAGTACCTGAGGAACCTTCGGGACCTATAGGACCTATACCTCCTGAGGTACCTGAAGTACCACTAGTACCAGATGAACCTTCAGGACCTAAAGGACCTGTAGGACCAGTTTCACCTGAAGTGCCTGAAGTACCTGTAGTACCACTAGTACCTGAAGAACCGTTAGTACCTGAAGTACCCGAAAAACCACTAGTACCTGAAGAACCGTTAGTACCTGAAGAGCCACTAGTACCTGAAGAGCCATCTTCACCCGAAGTACCTGAAGAGCCATCTATACCTGAAGTGCCTGATGAACCTGAAGTGCCTGAAGTGCCTGAAGTGCCTGATGAACCTGAAGTACCTGATGAACCTGAAGTGCCGGAAGAGCCACTAGTACCAGATGAACCTGAAGTGCCTGATGAGCCTGAAGTGCCGGATGAACCTGAAGTGCCTGTTAGACCTGTAAGACCAGATGATCCGGATGTACCCGCAGTGCCTGAAGAACCATCTATACCTGAGGTTCCTGAAGTACCCGTAGTACCTGAAGTACCAGAGGATCCTGCTTGTCCTGTAGCACCTGCTAGGTTAATACACCATGTTGTAGGTCCACTAAAACTACCCCCTACAGCAGTTACATCAATTGTTATAGATCCTGTTCCAGAAGTATAATTGTTTACTGTACCTTCAATATAATTACTAGGAGTAGATTGTTGGGCTAGAATTACACTTTGACCCGGAGTATAAGCTAACCCAGTTGCTATTGTAATAGTGATTTGGGTGCCTGGGGTAGGGGTTGATAAATTTTGGGTACTACAATTTGAGTAAGTATCTCCATCAGCACCCGAAGTACCAGAAGTGCCAGAAGTGCCAGAAATACCTGATGAACCACTAGTACCAGATGAACCTTCAGGACCTAAAGGACCTGTAGGACCAGTTTCACCTGAAGTGCCTGAAGTGCCTGAAGTGCCTGTAGTACCACTAGTACCTGAAGAACCATCTATACCTGAAGTGCCTGAAGAGCCACTAGTACCTGAAGAACCATCTATACCTGAAGTACCTGAAGAACCACTAGTACCTGAAGTGCCACTGGTACCCGAAGAACCTTAAGTGCCACTTGAACCACTTGTGCCTGAAGAACCCGAAGTACCTGATGAACCTGAAGTGCCTGATGAACCACTAGTACCTGAAGTGCCTGAAGTGCCTGAAGTGCCTGAAGTACCCGAAGTGCCAGAAGTGCCAGAAGTGCCAGAAGTGCCTGAAGTGCCAGATGAGGAACTACCAGTATAATTAATTACATAAGGATCACTTTCGGTGCCTGCTCCAGTTACTTCAATGTCATCTCCTCCCGTAGTTACTCCTCCTATCCCAGAAGTACCCGAGGTGCCGTTAGTGCCAGCAACTCCCCCAGTACCCCCCTCACCATCATTATAATCTAACTTAATACAAACTTCTTCTCCTGTTGTAAAAGGCAAATTTGCAGATGAGGCTACAGCACCTGTATCTAAAGTAAAGGTTACATAATTTGAATTAGAAGTTATTTCTGTATAAGAAAAAACTGCGTATGAAGTTGGAAAATTTTTGGATGAAATCGTTAGATTTCCTTTATTACTTCCCGTTAAATACCTTAATATATTGTTGTTATTAAAGTCGTTTTTATGAATGTCGACTCTTGTTACATAACGAACGTCTAATTTGTTATAAAAGCTTAAATGGCCTGTAGGGGGGATAATAGAGTTGCCTGCTACTTTATAAGGTATGCAAAATGCCCCTAAATCCCTATCTGCTAAAAATTCTTGTGCCATAAACTAGTGGTTCTTCGTTATAAATATTCAAGATTGATAGTATCTTAAATAGTCTTCTCGAAGATACTTTTCAAAACCATAAAATTTATTGTTTTTTTCTTCTAATAAAACTACATTGCGATTAACTTTATATACTGTAGTTCTATCACCTGTTAAAGTCCAAGGTATATTAAAAGGTTCCCAATTTTTGAAATCTATACTAGAATTTCTTTGAGATAATTTATCATAATCGGATTTAGAAATTTCTAAATAAATAAATTCGTTTCTTTTTTTACAAAAAAATCTTTGGAATTCACCTAATTTATAATCATCTTCAGTAGGTTGAGTGTAAAATAATTGAGGGACAAAAATTGTAGGAGAGTCAGCTAAATTTCTTATTTCATTATAAATAAGAGATTCATAACTATTTAATACCTCTACTTTTATTGAATTATCTTCAACATCAACATTATATTCTTCAATAGGAACTAATAAGTAATTAGGTTTATCATTAGGTGTTCTACCTGTATAATTTTTACCAGTATAAATTTTATAATAATAACCTATATAATCAGAATTAACTCCAGGAATATAAAATTCTCCTCCTGCTGTGTAGAGGTTTGGTTGAATTCTATTTTTAGGAATATAAGGCATTGTATTAAGCTATAGTATATGTCGTTAGTTGTCCCCTGTCAGCTAGTGCATAAGCATTTTGAATTTTATCATAACCAGATTTATCTCTTCCTATTCTAATGTGGAAATGTTTTCCACTAGCAGCTTTTGTAGGATTATCGTATTCATTTATAAATGAAACAGCAGGACTTCTATTTCCAGCTGCAAATCCTTGGAGGAGTAAATCTACCTTTTGTAATGTAATGGGATCAGATGGAGAAATCACGAAATCTAAACCATCTCCTCTTTTATGAGCAGAATTGTAAGAAAGTTTTTGATGGTATTTATCGTTTCCTCCAGTTACTGTAAGTTGTAAATTTGGAAATTGGGTTTTTATTTCAGTAAATACAGAAATTGAGTAGCTAGCAAGTTGAAGACTAATATCTCCTCCATTTGAGATTTCTTCTCCTTTTTCTCTATATCCTAGTTTATTTAAAACCAAACGTAAAGCATTAGCATTTGGTGTATTTTTAGTAGGTGGAAAGGGTTTGGATTGATAGGATTCTGAAGAAGGTAAAACAGGACCTACAGCTTTTCCAAAGATTACGGGGTCTTGAATTTTAGGTATACATTGTCCTTCTATTTTAGTAACCCATCCTCCGTTATCTATAGTATGAGAAATTCCTTTTACTATAAATTCAACAGCATTTTGATAATTATCAGGAAGAAAATCTTCGGTTATTGTATATTTTTGGAATATTTTAATTCCTGAAAGGCCATCTATTGTTAGATTAAGGGATATAGGAATTATTATAGGTGTAATTGCTTTTCCTTCTTTTTCAATTTCGTTAAGTTTTGATTTGAAAAAATCTTTTACAGCTATTTCTAATTCAAATAAATCATCATCTATATCAAAATCTGAGTAGTAATGAACGGTATCAGCTACTGCTCGGGTTAACTCCTCAAATCGTTCGTCTTCTTGTTTTTTTCTTTCGGCATCCGTTTTAGTTGTATCTACAGCATTAGCTGCTGTCTTTTTTTCTTTAAAAATTCGATCTTCTAATCCCTTATTCCAATTTGAAAAAGGAGTTGAGTTGGAAGATCTTTCTTTATCGTTAGCTTGGGCTCCAATTGCTATTTGAGTAGCAAAATCAGCAGGAATAGTAGAAGAAATTGAAACTTCTCTTACAAAACTACTCTCTCCTTGGGGTAATAATCCTACCCTAAATCTGGTTGGTGGGGGAGCATCTTTGAGGAGTTTATCTGAGTTAGATTTGTTTACAATATATAAAGTATTGTCATCTTTGTCATGGAATGGTTCTAACTGAACATAATTACATAAACTTGTATTTATACCATCACATAATTTTGTTATAAGATCTAAAAGTAAAATATCACCTTCATTATTTATACTATCTATTAAGCATTGTCTTACAAAATCTATGTTCATATGAATATGCATAAAATTATATACAAAATCATCTTTTGAATCATAAAAATCTGTTCCTAATGCATTATTTAAAGTTTTTAAATCAATAAATTTTCTTTTACGCTCTACTTTTATTTTTGAAGGTATGGCACACACTCTAGGGTCTACTGAAAAGATGGGATAAGGTAAATAACACTTATTGTATCTATCCTTATAACTATGATCTATAAAAGTAATGGGCTCTTTAGGAGTATCATTTCCTGGTTCTTTGTTGTAGACTAAAAGAAAATTTTGAATTATTCTTAAAAGAGCACCTAATTTTATATAATAAAAATCCCAATCAGAAGAAAATCCTTCACCATTAATGTATACTATTTCTCTATCAGCAAGAGGGAATGGACTCTTATAAGGGGTTACATCATTTAACTGTACTAATCTTTTTATTCTATCATTAGTTAAAGCTTCTTTACCAAAAACCGTATAACTTGTTGTTGGAGACCAATCTACATTAGTTCTACTACCTTGTATTCCTAAATAAAATGGAGCAGAAAGATAAGGACGATATAAACATCTCTTAATATAATCTAAAATTTTTCCTAAAGGTGTTTTATCAATAGCATCTGATGTTTTTTCTTCATCATCTTCACTATCATCAGAAGATGATTCTTCGGTTAATTTAGTTGGAAGAGGTTTTGATATAACTAAAGATTCTACTACATCCCCAGTAGAAGTAATTGATATGACCACTTCATAATGTCCGTCTGCGGTTACGTTCCAATCAAAATTGGTAACTCTACCTATCATACCATCATAATTACCATTAGATGCTTTTCTCTCTTTTTGTATAAGGGAATTTAACTCACTCACGTTACCCCCATCCTTAAATATATAATCTAAAGCGTCTGAGTGGATAGGATTAGATTGTAATGTTCCATCATTAGTAAAATAGACTGAGTGACCCCATTCTAAAAGTAAATGGTATCCTAATCTTAAATAAAGAGTTTCAAGAATTTTAAATTGTTGTTTGCTAAAACATTTTACTTTAACTTTAGCTTGAGTTAAAGATCCATTATTTTTAGGAGTTATTTCAAAAGATTCTACTGAGGGGATTGGAATAAGGCCAAATTCTGCTTTAGAATTAAACCCATAAGCTTGAGTAGGATCATTTCCATATGCCTCTACAATACCTCCCCTAGGAGAACGATCAGAAGTAGTTCTTAATACCCCCCCTTGTAATATATTATTTTTTGCTAATAAACTACCAATTTGATTAGTACCTATTTCTGTTGCTTTTGATTTGTCTATGTCAACTGAAGAAACTAATCTTAACCAAGAATTTTTAGAAGTTAAATAGGTAAGTAGTTCGTTATCTCTATTAGTTTGCCCTAATTTTTTTTGACGTGTTTTTATTTGTAAATCAACATATGGATCAAAACTTTCTCCTATTATTTTTCCCATAACTTATTTATTTAATTTTTTAAAATCTGTTATAATACTTGCTATATCGGTTGGAATTCTTATTTGATGTCCTAAAGTAGGGTATAAACTATTTGGTTTAAATCTTGGGTTTGCTGAAGGGATTATCCACCATAAAGTAGAATCCTTATAGTATTGATGCGCAAGTAGATCAAATCTATCTCCTTTTTGGGCTATAACATAAATGTCACTATCTCTATAAGGAATATCAGGATATTTTACATTAGCATAATATCTTCTACCTTTAGGAGTTTTAAAAACAGGAATGTTACGGTAACGGTTCATACTGAGATAAAGGTTGATTTATTACTAATTAATTGGTTATTATTATCCGCGATTGGAGTAAAATTAAATCCACTTACTTTAATTGCTTTAGGTAGTTGACGACCATTTGTTACATCAAAACCAGCGTCAAATATTGGGGATAATGAAATGCCCTCTAAAATTCCAGGAACGTTGTTAAGGTAATCTCCAAATGTTAATTTAACAAAACTCCCACGTAAATAACCCTCATTACTATAATTTGGTGCTAAACGTTGTATAAATGTGTTTAGTTTTTGGTATATAGCAATTAATTGATTTTCATCTCCGGCAGCAATAGTAAAATCTAATCCTATTTTTCTTGTAAACCCTTTGTATTTGTATAAAGGATATCCTCTACCTACATAATTGTAAGAATCATATTCAGCTCCAATTTGATCATTAAAGTTATCTACATAAGCTTGCCAGTATAAATAATTATCAATTCCAGGATTATCAGGATCAATAAAATTTAAATAAAATTTAATTAATTGATCATTATCGGGTTTAATATTTTCTGTAGAAGTATTTAATTTTTTAGTTGTTGCTTTATTAAATTTATCTCCTGTAATATCATTACCTGCTTCATAGTTTGTAGTTTTATACTTAGGGTCTGCTAATCCTTTTTGTTTAAGTGATGCATTAGTACCTTTTATATAAGCGGATTTAAGTGTTACTACTTTATTATCTGCTACAGTACCATAAATTACATCAGATATAGAACCAGATAGAGAATTATCATTAAAATAAGTTTTAGCTTCAGCTACTTTAACTTTAGATCTTTCTTCAGCAGATTGTACAGATGAAGATAATACTAAAATATTATCACTACCCACACCATATGTAATTTCTGAGATAGAACCTGAGGGAGAGTTGTCGTTAAAATAAGTTTTAGAAGCTGCTACCTTTGTTGGGGGTATATTTTTAGCAGATGTAATAAGAGCATTACTATCTTCTAAAGTACTTAGAGTTTTATTATCATCTTGAGGGCCAAATCTTTTTAATTGAGACCCATCTTCAGGATTTATACCTAAAAGTTCAGCATCTGGATCTGGGATTTCTAATCCACTGATTTCAGAATAAGTAAAATACTCATAAGAAGCACCTAATGAGTTGCCTAAATCTAAATTTGATTTTGAATTATTTACTTTATTAAAAGAAACAGATTTAAAACCTCCATCAGGGTTACCATAAGGATTAATTCCTGTAGTATTAGAAGTACGTTTAATTCTAGTTTTTCCTATTCCTAATACTGAGTTAGGGCCTCCTCCATAAGATAATAATTCTGTAGAATTAGGATCTAGATCTATTTTATCTTCTTTAAGCTTGACTAATCTATTTAATCCGTTTTTATTAAAATCAAAAACTGCTTGTTCATATCTAATTAAACCTCCTCCAGGAAATAATCCTCCTTCTACAACACCTGCTATAGGTGACGATGGGTCTAAACCTAATAAATTTAAGTGAGTGCCTGTAAATCCTACTCCAGCTTGTGCTAATGTAGAAGTAGGTGAATAAATACCTTGGTTTACATTACCCCCACCATAAGCAGGACCTAAAGTAGCTTCTGTTTTAACTGATCCTCTTGAGAGGAGGTTTTGGTTAGCTATAAAAGTTAAACCTCTAGTAGTAGTAAATAATTGAAATAATCTAGAAACATCGTTTGCACTAGATACAATTGATCCTTGTCTTAGTAAAACATCTCTTGAAGCTCCAGGGGTTTCCCCTTCGGGTATAGACTTAGTAATAAAGGGTTCTTTACTACTTCCCATACCACGTCTGTCAAGCCCATATTTTAAGGACTTAAGATCTGTTTTAAGATCAATTAAACCCATTTATTAAAATGAGGCTCCTTCAGGTGCGTTATCTTTATAATTATTACTTGGGGTAACTCCATTTAAATCTAAAATTGAAGGTGATGGTTTATTCTTTTGATTTGGTTTACCATTTAAAGAATATTGATCATGTAATTTAGATTCAGCAGTTGCTCCTACAGGAGTTTTGGGAGATTTAGGACCCGATAATGTAGAAGTGTTTTGGTTGTATTTGTCTAATAATGCCATAGTTTTTGATTATAAATATTAAAAATTATTGTAATTTTGAACTTGCTACTGTTAAAGCTGTACCAACTTTTGTACCATCTAATGTAACTGTACCTTCTTTAGCTAAGATAGCTTGTAACGTAGCATTCATTTGAGTCATTTGGGCTACTAAAGGTGCTATGTTAATTCCACTAGAAGTGGCCGCTTCTCCTCCTTCACCACCTTCTAAAGCTTTCGCAGCTCCGGGGGCAGCTATAAGATCATCATTTTTAGATAATTCAAATAATCCCCCTTCTTTAGTAGAAATTTGGGTTTTTCCGTCTGCTGGGGATAGCATATCTCCTGCTTTTTTGGGTTTAGATATACTATATAAGTATGCTATACCTCCTGCAGCTGCAGCTAATGCTATAGCTGTACCTATACCTAAAGTAGCTGCTGAAACTCCAACCATAGCGGCGGCTGCTTGTGCTACTTTAATACCTAATAAAACTGTTTCTTTAGCAATAGCATAAGCAAATTGAGCACCTTGAGCTATCATTGCTCCTAATTTAGATTTTTCCATAGCAGCAGCTGCAGCTTTTAGTCCAAGTGATATTTTTTCTTTTAAATTATTAGCAGTCAAAATACCTGATTTGGTTATCATTTGCCCTAATTCAGTTTTCCCTAGAGCAATGCCTAAAGATTGGAAAACTGTTTTTCCTTCTTCTTTTGCTATTTGGTAATCTAAAGCTAAATTTTCAAGACCCATCATAGCTAACATTTGACCCATTCTATCTAATTCATCCATCCCAGCAAGTTTTTGCGCTTCATCTAAAGCTTGTTTAACTTTAGCTAAACCTATTAAGGTCCCCATAGTAACAGCCATCCCTCCTAATACTGCTTCCATCCCTGATAGGTTTTCGAAATCGCCTGTTAGAATTTTACTAATACCATCAAATGTAGTTTTGATGGGTTGGAGTAAAAAATTTATAGCGGGTAACACAGCTGTAACTAAATTTAATAAAGGATCAACTATAGCCATAATAGGTTCAGCTATCCCTATAAATAAATCTTGAAGTTTAGCGGTTATAGCAGCAATACGTTCTTGGGCAGATCCAGATTTAAGTTGATTAGCTAATTGTTCATTGCCTAATTTTACAGCAATTTCATCATCTGATAGTCCTTGCTTTTTTAATTCATTATAAGCTTGTTGAGCACTTAAATCTTCCATACCTATGTTAGCTAATGCTTCTCTTTCAATTAAAGATTTAGCTAGTTCTTCACGTGTCATACCCATAGCTTTAGCTAATGACTCTTGGGCCATAACATTCATTTCAGAGAATTCAGCCGAGCTTCCTACTTGTTTAAGTACTTCAGCTGCTGCTTTACCAGTTTCTCCTTTTAAAGCAAGCATTCTTGCTTGTTCTAAATTGAGTTGTTTACCAGTTAATAACTCAGCTTCCATTTCACTTTCAATAGAAGATTGGAAGTTAAGTAAACTACTTGCTATATTTTCAGCTTGTTGCATATTAATACCAAACTGCTTGGCTGCAGCAACGTTTGCTACTAATTCTTTAGATGATTTACCAAGAGTTAAAACAGTAGCAGCACTTGTATTTGCTATTTCTTCAACTAATTCTTTTTCATTTAATGCTAATCCATTATTAATGTTAAAAGCTTTAGCTTGTCCTAATAATTCAGCTGTATTTTCTTCTAGTGACTTACCTGTACCCTGGTTGATTTTAGTAAGATTAGTCATAGCATCAGCACTAAATCCTGCTTGTTCCGTTAACTTAGTAAAACCTATAAGTAATTCTCCACTAATTTGAGAGTTAGTACCTAAAGCTTTACTTAATGCTAATTGGGATTTAACTAAACCTTCAGTATTAACGTGGGTATCACCTGATAGATTAGCTATATCAGTCATATCAGAAACCATATTATTGGCTTCTTTATAACTCATGCCTAGGTTTTTAGCTGTTTCCCCTGTTAGTTTATCTGTAGATTGAAGGGCTTTTACTAATTGAGTAACAACAAATAATCCCGCTGATAAAGGATCTTTAAGGTTTTCTATGAGGGAATCCCCCATAGAACTAAAACCTTTTTTTAAATTTGTGAGTTGAGAGTTTGCACCTCCTAAGGCATTTCTTTGTTCTTGGAGGATTTTAAGGTGTTCTCCTCCTTTACCTGCTAAAATGTCTGTTTCTGAGAGGTTATTGGTGTTTAAAGTTGATATATCGTTTTCAAGATCTACAATTTCTTGACTAAGCTCCTCCATTTCAGTTAAAGCAGCATCAAAACCTAATTTATTAGCAAGGCTGCTCATTCCTAGCTGGTCTAAAGCTCCTTTCATAGAACCTATTACAGCTCCACTTAGTCCTAGTTTTTCAGTATATTGTTCTTCTAGTTTTATTCTAGCTTCTATTCGTCTTTCTAATTCTTTTTGATTAGATGCTTCATCTGCTGATTGTTCATTAATAGCATTTAAGGCATGTTCTTTTTGTTTTAATGCTTTTGTTTGTTTTGCATCTAGTACACCTTTATTTTTTAATTCATCTATCTCAATTTGTAAAAGACTTTTACTTAATTCTAAGTCTTTTGATTTTTGCTTAAATTGAGTTTGAATTTGTTTAAGTTGTTTCCCATTTAATTTAGATATACCTTGTTGATCATAGAATATCTTTTGAGCTATACCCCTCATTCCCTCGAATGCTTTAGTAGTATTTCTTACCCCACTAGTTGAGTTTTTTATAGAATCAACCATGGTGTCAAAACCACTTACTAAACCACTTACATCTGAGTCTATTTGTTGGACTTCCTTTCTTGCATCTCTAAGACCTACCTCAAGAATAGCAACTGCTTTATTAATATCATCAAATTTAGAAGTATCAAAATTAGCAAATGGATTTATTTTCCCTAAGCGATCATATTGCTTTTGGATATTTTCTAATAGCTTTTGAATTTCTTCGGGTTTAGCCATGTTAATAAATATTCAAAAATTTAATTTTATTATGGCTTAGTTCTAAATGAAGATCTTTTAGGAGAAGCATCAGCAAATTGAGGTTTATTTACCTTTCCTGATGAATCGATTAGTGTACTGGTTCCTTTTTTGTTAGCTTTATCATATTCAGCTTTTTCTTTTTCATAAAATTCTTGAATTTCTTTAAAAGTAAATCGCCTTAACCAAATAGGCATATTATATACATCATTCCAAGAATATCCCCCCTTACCATGAAATACTATTTCATGGATCTGTTTGAACATATTACGTCTTACTTGAGGAACTATATCAGAAGTCAGGCCAAAAAAAGCTAATCCCTATAGGGATGGTAATCTCCTCATTACCAGTTGTGATATAGGTTAAATCTACATCTGGTTGGACTTCTTTAATATGATTTCTTAAAGCACGGGAATCCCTAGCTAATAAACCATTATCTACAAAATTACGAACTGTTTTAGTTTCAGTATCACCATTTACAGAAGTAATAATATATTTTAATCTTGTTGATAATTCTGGGGAAGCTGATTTGTTTATCTTTTTTAAACCTTGTACTTCTTTTTCGATTTTAGTTTCATCGTGTCCATTTAAAATCTTAAAAGTAATATCTATACCGCTATGAGGTAAGGTATAAGAAAAATTGTTACCTTCTGAAAGGGTAGATTCATCTATTTCTTTGTTTTCTAAAGTAGATAGGTCTACATCATAGGATTCCCCCATGTATGAGAATGAGTAATCTTTACCATATCCCAAAATACGAGTAGCAATTAATACAGCATTTTTGTCTCCTATAATTAAATCCTTAATATTAATTTTACTAACTACTACAGATTTAAGTAATTCATCTAATACTATGCCTCGTTCTATGTAAGATTGGTTTGTAAGTATATCTTCCTCTTTAGCGGTCATATACTTAATTTCAACTTTTCCTTCTCTTAAAGGATGACCTTCAGGATAAACTAAACCTTTTGAAGGTAATTCTACCATTTCGGTAGGTAATGTAAATTCACTCATTTAAAAATAACTTTATTTGTTTAATATAAATATCTAAAAAATAAGGAAGGCGTACCGAAGTACGCCTTTCTTTTATAATATTTAGCTTGTATTAGAAGTTCAATACACAATAATCAGGTTGTACTGTCATTGAAATTTCAACAGCACCCTCATTATCGTAATTGTATTCACCAAATCCTGCTTCAGTAATAAATGCACCTTTGATAATCCACTCAGAAACTACATCACCTACAGGACCCAAAACATTCACTGTTAAGTCTTTCTTGTAGAAATCTGAGTAACCATCTCTACCCGTTACTGATTCGTGGTGTAATCTTACCCATTCCATTACTGCTTGAGCACCTGAAGGAGTGATAGCATCAAATAATGTCATTGATATAGTGCCCCAAGTAGTTTTGCCTTTAATATTTCTTTGAATATTAATGTGGTTCAAGTTTACAGTTCCTTGTGATACTGTTACTGCACCCATTCCCTTAATAAGGTAAGCGGGGAATCCATCTACATACAAAACAAATCTATTTTGTTGTTTTGGTTCAAATGGGGTGAAAAATATTTCGTTTGGATCTAATACTGCCATTTTATTTTGCGTTTATTATAAATATTACTATCTCTAATTTTTATTATGCTGGGAATTCAGCTCCAGTTGGTAACACGTTGAAATCTAAGATAATAAATTCAGCTGTTCTTGTTGGTTGTAAGAATATCTGACCTACCAATTGATTTCTATCGATTACATCTGGTGTGTTGTTTGAGTCGTCCATTACCACTTTAAACGCATAAACACCTTGTCTTTGTTGTACGCTTTCCATGTATGGGTTTACTTGAGCTAA